AACAAATTAGGCAAAGCAGTAACAAATTGGAAAAATACTATGGTAACTAATTGGTTTAAACCAGAAAATAAAGTTAAAATTGTAAACTTACAACAACCTACTTTCTAATGGACTTTATAAAACAATATAGCGATGTACAAGGCGAAATAGATTCGCTTTATGATACAGGATTAATTAAAGGAGAAACGATAGGTTTTCAGGATGTAGATAAGCTAATATCCTTTAAAAAAGGTGCAACTTCTTATATTTACGGAACTCCTGCATCAGGCAAATCGGAATTTTGGTGGGAATGTTTAATTAACTTATCAAAGTCAAAAGGCTGGAAGCATTTAATCTTTAGTCCCGAAACGGGAACTCCAGCAGAAATATTTGCAGAAATAATTCATAAGTGGGCAGGTAAGCCATTCTTTGACCTTGATGGTAATAAACTACAAAGACTTACCAAACAAGAAATGTATCGGTACGGATTAGAAGTTAGCCAATATTTTTACATTATGGATTTAGGAGTAAAAGATATAACTTTAGATGACTTTCACGAAGCAGTTGAGAAATATGGTGTTAAGTTTGACACAGTAACTACAGACCCTTTTAATGAAGTAAAGCACGATTTACACGGAGAGCAGAGGGATATGTATATGGCTAGGGTTTTAGGCAAAATAAGAATGTATGCAAGGGAATACAATTACCATCATACAATTATTATGCACATAGCAAGGGAAACAGGAGCAAAGGTTATAGATGATGCAACAGGAATTAAATATTATCCTCCAGCAGACCCACGATTTATAGATGGTGGCGAAACATCCTTTAGAAAGGGAGAGCAAATGATTTGCGTATGGAGACCACCTTTTGGAGTTTCTAAAGATGGAAACCCTTATCAAGGCAACGAAGTAAAGATTATTGTACAAAAGACTAAGCCTAAAGGAGTAGGGGAAGTAGGGGAAGCAACTTTATTCTTTGATAAGTGGAAAAACTGCTATTACGAAGAAATAAACGGCATTAAGAGTTATGCTGGAAATTATGTTACATTTGAAAAACCAAAAATATTACCTTTTTAATTATGACACTACAAGAATTTGCTAAACATTCAGAAGCCAGGCTTTTTAGTTTAGAATTATTTGAGCAATTACCAATTCATAAGCTATCTTCGCAGTATTATGTGGAGGCTTTAAGAGAGATAATTAATTTAATTAATCCAGTACAGGACAAAAAGTTTATTTTAAGCGATGAGAAAGTTACACGAGTTAAGTGAGCCATTAAAAGCTATTTTACAGGATGAATTAGATAAAAGGATTCCAAAGACTGATTTTAGACAGGCTACTTTGTTTAGGATAGCAGATTTACTCTTAGTTATGCAAATAAAGCTATTAGAAGCTAATAAAACTAAATTAGATAGTAAGACATACAAAGACAATCTAAATGCTTTAGAAACGCTTAATTTAGCTTTTGTTATGATGACTGATTTACAAGGAGAAAATTCTTTATTAAGAAGCGAATTACTAACTTTGAGGCACGAAGCGGAAATAATTATAGCAGAATTGACTGAAAGAGTTAAAACGCTGGAAATGATAGATGACTTGTAAAAGATGTATAGGTGGAATTAATAAGATTTAACACCTGCAAATATTACAAAGGCTATAAAGTCTTGTTTTTTAACGAATTAACTGGACAAAGTGAATGAAACTTTACTAAAACATTTAACAAGCACCAAAAAAACATTTAACAAAACCTTTCGGTAATAGGTAAACCGAGTATAAAACTATGACACCAATACAAGCACTTTTAAGGTTATTAAAACCTAAAGAACAAGTAAAAATAGAAAATCCAGAATTTAAAAATGTTGAATGGGCATTTCAGTTTAATGAAGATGAACCAGTTTTATTAGCAACCCCAAAAAAAGGGACAAAAACATTAAGTATTCATATTAGCAATAAAAAAAGTTCTAATATTATTTTTAAGGATGCCAAAGGAAATGAATTTAAAATATTTGCAAGGGAGCAAATAGAGAATTATTCAATTGGCCAAAAAACTATTTAAAAAATTATATAACTTAAACGACAAACAAAAGGGAAATGAAAACATTTAACACTAAAAGTAAAACAAGTGTAATGACAAGTCCATTATTAATATTAGAACAAAATGTTGTTTTTTTAAAAAATAATGGGACAAAAGAGCTTTTAAAACTTTGTGAAAACGGAGACATTTTTGTAAATGGCAAACTTGTAGAAAATGACAAAGAAGTTGTTGATGGTTTGCGAGAATTTTTAAAAGGGCAACAAACATTTAACAAAATGGAAAAACAAACGGCAGTAGAGTTTTTATTAACAGAATTAGATATAGATAAATTAATAAGTAGGGAAAATTTAACAATTGCAGCAGAGGTTGTAAGACAAGCCAAAGAAATGGAGAAGGAGCAAATCATCCACGCCTATAATCAATCGTGGCATTTTAGAGATAAGCCATACGAAACAGCAGAACAATACTACAACGAAACATTTGGAGGTACGGATATAATATGACAAACAAAATCAAATAGTAAGCCTTTAGATTGACTTTGGAAAATAATATCTAATTTTAGGCTGATGGTGGAAAAAATAAGCGCAAAGCAAGAAAAATGGGCGCAATGATGGAATAAATAGTCAAGTGGCGGAATTGGTAGACGCACACGGTATTAAGAAACAAAGAGGTGGTTCATATAGGCGTAAACAGTAAGATACAGTTATATGAATACAGGTTCGAGTCCTGTCCTGACTACAAATAGAGCTCAAAAGTGAGCCGTATTGATACGCATTTATACGAATAATGAGCTTTAAAAATCCCAAAATGGGAACTTTTGTAACTTTAATGACAACTTATGACAATAATCTTTGTAATATTAGCAGCAGTATGTAACTCGGTAATGGATGTTCTATCTACGAGGTACTATATTTCTATATTTGGAAACTTTAAGAATCGTCAATTTTGGGATTGGAATATTAGTTGGCGAAACAAATGGTCTTGGGGCGAGAAAGAAAATGGCGAGAAGTTCTTTTTATCTTCAACTATGCTATCGTTTTTAACGGATGGGTGGCATTTATTTAAAGCCTTGATGCTACTTTTTATTTCTTTAGCTATTGTAACTTATAAACCTATCTTTGGTTATTTTGATATAATCCTATTCTCTATTATTTGGGGGGTGGTATTTGAAATGTTTTACACTAAAATTCTTTTAAAATGAGCGAATTAATTATTTATTGGATTGCAAGTACAATTTACGGAATATATTATTTTATTAAAAAATCAAATTATTTTAAATCTAAAGATGAATTTAGTTTGCTTAATATAATATGTTGTATTGCAGTAATTATGTTAATAGCACCTTTTGTAATACCTTTATACTTATTAAGTTTAATTAAATTTAAAAGAGCAAAATGAGTACAACCATACTAAAGAAGAAAGCAGATGCTATATTTTCAACTTATATCCGCTTAAAGTACGCTGATGAGAATTTAGATGTAAAATGCTTTACTTGCGATAAGGTTATGCCTTACAAGAAGATTCAAAATGGACACTTTTATTCAAGAGGCATATTGTCTTTAAGATACGATGAACAAAACTGCCGTCCCCAGTGCTACGGTTGTAATATAGCCAAAAGCGGTAATTATATCGAATATTATAAAAGACTGGAAAAAGAAATAGGTAAGGGTGGAATGGATTTTCTTGAACACAAAAGGCATCAAACAAAGAAAATGGGCAAGGCAGATTATCAAGATTTAATAGATGTTTATACTGCTAAAGTAGCTGCACTATGATAGAGTCGGAATTGTTTAAATACTTAAAAGATAAATATATTCCTGATTTAAGTAAAGGTAAAGAGTATTCAAGTTTTGACTGCTATTCTGTAAAATATAAAATGTTTATAGAGTTAAAGTGTAGAGAAATACATTACGATACTTTATTAATAGAAAAATATAAATACGAACACTTAATATCTTTAAGTTTAGGGTACGGTTATAAACCTTATTACATTAACTC